CGCGTCTCCCTCTTCACCGTCTCCCCGAAGATCGCCACCGGGGGGCCGCTGTCCCGCCGGATCCGCCCCGACATCCTCCGCGCCTGGGCCGGGGAGGAGACCGCCGTCCTGAAGATCGTCTGCCAGGATGCGGGCCAGGTCGGGGAGGCCGCCGCCCTCGCCCACCGCGTCGGCTTCACCCCCGACCGGCTGTGGATCATGCCGGAGGGCACCGACCCCGACACGCTCCTCGACACCGCCTGCCGCATCGCCGACGCGACCCACGCCGCCGGGGCCAACCTGACCCTGAGGCAGCAGACCCTCCTCTACGGAACGGAGCGGGCCCGATGAGCCACCCCGCCGACCACCTCCACGACCTCACCCGCGACCACCCCGGCCCGGGGAAGGTCCCCAACCTCGACCAGCGGGTCGAGGACCGCCTCCCCCTCGCCCACGACTGGGACCTGGCCCTCGCCGGGGTCCGCGCCATGCTCCGCCTCTCCGGCCTCGACCCCGACTCGGACGGCATCGCCGAGACGCCCCAGCGGGTCCTCGACGCATGGCTGGAGATGACCGCCGCCCCCGGCGACCCCGCCCACCTCCTCGCCCGCACCTTCGATGTCGGCGACTCCGACGAGATGGTCGCGGTCGGCCCCATCGGGCTCACCTCCATCTGCGAGCACCACCTCCTCCCCTTCACCGGCTCCGCCTGGGTGGGGTACATCCCGAGGGGCCGCGTCGTCGGCCTCTCCAAGATCCCCCGCCTCGTCGACCACTACGCGATGCGCCCCCAGGTCCAAGAGCGGCTCACCCGGCAGATCACCGACGCCCTCGACGCCCACCTCGACACCGCCGGGTCCGCGTGCCTCATCTCCGCCGCCCACTCCTGCATGGCGCTGCGCGGGGTCCGGAAGGCCGGGGCGCAGATGGTCACCTCCAGCCTCACCGGGGCGTTCCGCGCCGACCCCGCCGCCCGCGCCGAGTTCCTCGCCCTGGCCCGGGGAGGCGGCGATGGCCGATGACGCGCTCCGCGCCAAGTACCAGACCTCCAACCACGGGCAGGACAACCGCTCCGTGACGACCCCGGCGAACGTGCGCCGCGCCGAGCAGATGCGGCAGGCCTCCCAACTGCGCGCCGCCGGGGCGACGTTCCGGGAGATCGGCGAGGCCCTCGGCATCGACGCCACCACCGCCCGCCGCCACATCCTCGACACCCTCGACCGCGCCGCCTACGAGGACGCCACCCTCATGCGGACCCTGGAGGGCGAGAGGCTCGACCGGCTCCAGAGGGGCCTGTGGGCGGCGGCGACCTCCGGGGACACCGACGCGGCCCGCACCGTCGTGCGGATCATGGAGCGCCGCGCCAAGTTGTTCGGCCTCGACTCCCCCACCAAGATCGAGATGACCGCCGACATCGACGCGCAGATCCTCGCCCTCGCCGCGCATATCGGCCTGGAGGGGGGAGACGATGCCGGGGTTGCCGCAGGGGTGGAGATCCTGGCCCCCTGACGCCAAGGCCCGCCTGCTGGAGACGCTCCAGGCGGCGGAGGGCTCCCGCCCCCGATGGCGCGACCAGGCCCGCCCCGAGCAACTCCCCCCGCCGGGCGACTGGCTGGTGTGGCTGGTCCTCGCCGGGCGAGGGTTCGGCAAGACCCGCACCGGCGCGGAGTGGGTCATCGAGCAGGCCCGCACCCACCCGAGGGGCGCGCTCGTCGCCCCCACCGGGGCCGATGTCCGGGACATCATGGTCGAGGGCGAGTCCGGGGTGATGGCCTGCGCCCCCCCGCACTTCCGCCCCTCCTACGAGCCGAGCAAGCGGCGGCTGACCTTCCCGAACGGCTCCCTGGTCACCACCTACTCCGCCGACGAGCCCGACCGCCTCCGAGGCCCCCAGCACCACTACGCCTGGGTCGACGAGTGGGCGGCGATGCGGCAGGCCCAGACGATGCTCGACATGCTCCTCCTCGGGCTGCGCCTCGGCCCCGACCCCCGCGCCGTCTTCACCACCACCCCCCGCCCGACGAAGGCGATGCGCGCCCTCATCGCCGACCCGAGGACCGCGATCACCCGGGGCTCCACCTACGACAACCTGCCGAACCTGGCCCCCACCTTCCGCGAGTCGGTCCTCGCCCGCTACGAGGGGACCCGCCTCGGCAGGCAGGAGTTGATGGGGGAGATCCTGGAGGACATCGAGGGCGCGCTGTTCCGGCCGGAGTGGCGGTCCACGATCTCCGAGCGGCCAGCCGCCTCCCGCGTCGTCGTCGGGGTGGACCCGGCCGCCACCCACGGACCCGACTCCGACGAGACGGGGATCATCGTCGCCCAGGCCGACGAGGGGATGCCGACGTTCACGGTCCTCTCCGACCGGTCGGGGCGGTGGACCCCCGACGAGTGGGCGCGGCTCGTCGCCCATGAGGCGGAGCGGTGGGAGGCGACGGGGATCGTCGCCGAGCGCAACCAGGGCGGGGAGATGGTGCGCCGGGTCCTGGCCCTGGTGCCCCAGCCGTGCCCCGTCACCCTCGTCCACGCCTCCCGGGGGAAGCAGGTCCGGGCCGAGCCGATCGCCGCCCTCTACGAGCAGGGCCGGGTGCGGCACCTGGCGGGGGAGCCGCTGGGGGCGCTGGAGGAGCAACTCGACTCCTGGGTGCCTGGGCTGGCCGAGTCCCCCGACCGGCTCGATGCCCTGGTCTACGCCCTGTCGAGCCTGTCGGGGAGGGGCGCGGGCCTGGCCCCGGTGCGCTCGTTCGGGACCTGACCCGGGTTGCCCCCGCCCCGCCTCTCCCGTATACTAGAGGGGAAGGGAGGGGGAGAGCCCCCCTCCAGATCCCGGAAGGATCCGCAGCATGAGCCAGATCCTCGGCAGCCTCCCCGGCGGCCACGTCGCCCTCTCCATCCAAGAGGGGCAGCACGGCCTCCAGTGGGGCCTCCTCCACATCCTCACCCCCTGCTGCAAGGCCTCCGCCAAGGGCGGCGAGTTCACCGTCGTCTGCCGCGCCTGCCATGGCGAGGTCGAGGACTTCTACGGATGGGCCGCCCTCGTCGAGCCCTCCCAGGTGAACCCCGGCGGCACCGATCTGGCCGAGGACATCGCCCAGATCCTCGCCCTCCTCGGCCACAGCGGCGACGAGGACGCCCTCCTCCATGTCGGGTCGGTCATGGCGGCGATGGCCCGCCGCGCCGTGATCCGGGCGAACGAGAAGGTGCCCGCATGAGCCTCCGCGTCGCCCACCGCGACTGCCCCGACTGCGCCGACCTCCGCGCCCGCGCCATGGCCGCCTGCCCCGCCGTCGGCGGATCCGTCCGCATGGAGATGGTCCGGCCCGGCGGCGGGATCTGCTGGGCGGTCTACACCAGGGCCCAGCCGAAGAGGTGCCCCCGCTGCGGCGGGATCGCCGACGAGGCCCGCACCGACAAGGGGTTCCCCCGCCCCGGGGCCCTCTCCCGCTGGGACAACCGCACCATCGTCTGCTCCGCCTGCGGCACCGACGAGGCGGTGAGGGCTGCGCGTGGCCTCGCCCTCGACCCGCATTCCCCCGCCCGCCCCTGGGCGTTCCCTCCCCGCCCCCTCGCCGGGTAGAGACACCCGGACCCCGGAGCGGCCCCCTCGCCCCGGGGTCCGGGTCTACCCTGGCCCCCATGGAGCAGACCTACCAGGATGACGCCCGCCGCATCGCCGAGCAGGTCGCCGACCCCCGGCTGATCCTCCGCTGGCGGTACTTCATGGGCGACCACCCCCGCATCTGGGCCACCCCGAAGATCGAGCGGGCGTTCCGGAACATCGCCGACTCGATGACCGAGAACTACTGCTCCCTCGCCATCACCACCCGGCTCAACCGGCTCCAGATCGAGGGCTGGACCGGGCCCGGCTCCGACCAGGCCGAGGGCGTGTGGACCGCCTCCCGCCTCGCCCAGCGGCAGGACCGGCTCTTCCGCTGGGCCCTCGTCCACGGCGTCGCCTACCTGGTCGTCGACGGGATCGAGCGGACCCTCCACCCCAACCCCGCCACCCTCGTCTCCGGGATCCCCGACCCCGACGAGCCCGACCGGTTCCGGGTCGCCGGGAAGATCCTCCCGCTGCCGGAGGGCGGCTCCCGGGCGACCCTCTGGTACCCCGACCGGACCGTCTTCCTCGACACCAACTCCGAGGGCGTGTGGGTCCAGCGGGAGGACGAGATCGACCAGCCACTCGGCCAGGTCCCCGTCCTGCCCGTCTCCCCCTACGCCGACGGGCCGGTCCTCCTCGACCAGATCCGCTCCGCGCAGGACCGCGTGAACAAGATCACCTCCAACAAGATGGTCGCCGCCGAGTTCGGGGCGTTCCGGCAGCGGGTCTTTTTCACCCGGCAGGACATCCAGCCGTTCGATGTCCGGCAGGAGCCCGACCACGCGATCGTCCTCGACCCCGGCGACGCGGACGGGCGGGCCGCCGTGCAGGAGTTGGAGGCCACCGACCTCGACAACTACGACAAGGCGAAGAGCGCCGAGATCGACTCCCTCTTCACCATCGCCTCCCTGCCCCGCCACATGCGGGTGAACCCCGGCTCGCCCCCGTCCGGGGATGCGATCAAGGCCGACGAGGGCCCCTTGGTGGAGGCGGTGAAGGACCACCAGCGGGAGGCGGGCGAGGCCCTCATCTCCGCCATGCGGCTCCTCGACCTCGATGTCGAGCCGATCTGGCGGGACCCCGAGGTCCACGACGACCTCACCAACGCGCAGGTCGTCGCGGCGATGGTCGGGGCGGGGATCCCCTGGCAGGTCGCCGCCGCCAAGCACGCCGGGTACTCCCCCGACGAGATCGCCCAGGCGGAGCAGGCCGGGGCCGCGACCCAGGGCAACGCGGTCGGCGCGGCGATCCTCTCGGCGTTCAACAACCCGACCCTCGCGGTCGAGTAGCCGGTGGCGTACTCCCCGAGCCCGGCGATCCCCCCCGGGCTCGACCCGGCCGGGTGGGCGAAGATCGCCGAGGCCGCCGCGCGGCAGGCCGCGAAGGCCGCCGGGATGGGCTGGGACCCCGACGCGCGGATCCCAGGGTCGGGGAGGGCGTCGCGGCTGGCCTCCCTCATCGCCACCTACCGGGCGATGGGCCTGACCGACGCGGAGGCGTTCGCCGCCGCCTCCGCCATGGGGGAACTGCTCCCCGCCCTCAACGCCTCCCGCGATGTCCTGCTCGCCGCCGTCGCCGCCCACGGCACCGCCTCGGCCGCCGACCTGGCCGCGTTCCTCTCCGCCCGGGGCATCGACATCGTGGTGAACCCCGGGCTGCTGGAGGCGGCGATCTCCCGCACCGGCCAGGCCATCACCCACGACTGGGAGAGGCTCGCCGTCCGGACCCAGCAGGGGATCCTCGACGGGATCCGGCAGGCCGCCGCCGCCGGGCTCGGCCCCCGGGAGGTCGCCCGGATCATCCGGGACCTCACCGGCATGACCTACGCCCGCGCCCTGCTCATCGCCCGCACGGAGATGGCCGACCTGTACGACGCGGCCCGGGGGCCGATCATGGACTCCGAGGGGGTCGAGGGGTGGTGGTGGCGGGCCCGGGAGGACGCCTGCCCCCTCTGCCAGATCCTCCACGGCACCGTGCATGAGAGGGACGAGCCGCCGAACCGGCACCACAACTGCCGCTGCGTGATGGTCCCCATCGTCGAGGGCACCCGGTACTCGGGGACCCCGGCGGGGGAGAGGGTCGCCGGGCAGGAGCGGCCCCGGGGGCAGATGACCCAGGGGATGCCGAAGGCGTGGCTGCCGGATCTCCCGGAGGACCTGCGCGACCTGGTGGGGATCCGGGAGAACCCGAGGTGGCGGCCGTCGCTGGTGCTGGTCCGCCCGCCCGCCGCCT